TGTAGTTCATGAAGGTGGCTCCAGTAGTTCAAAAACGTATAGCATTATACAAGGGCTATTTACTATTGCCTCAACGCAGCGAAATAAAGTTATTACCGTTGTTGGCTCAGATTTACCTAATTTTAAAAAAGTGGTAAACGATCATGTCAACAAATAACAATATTTCAGACCTCAGGAATCATTTATTTGAGTCTATTGAGTTGCTAAAAGCAGGTAAAATAGACCCAAATCAAGCCAAAGCTATCGGCAACCTTAGCAAGAACATTATTGATTCAGCCAAGCTAGAATTAGAGGCGTTAAAGTTGAAACCTAACCTTCCCAACAATGGTGAAATACCTGAGTTTATGAAGCGTAAACCACAGCTTCCTGATTCTAGCAATTATAAAAATATGGGTTAATGCCAAGTAAACCACCCAAATATAGGCCCTTTAAGATTGATAGGGCTACTACTTCAAACAAGGGATTTAACGAGCGTTCTTCTGAAAAACGCAAGGAGCGTCAGGAGTTTTATCAGAGTTACCCTTGGAAGAAGTTTAGAGCTTGCGAAAAGCGAAATACACGCTCTAGCGATGAAGTTTTGATTAATCAGTTAATAGCTAAAGGCGTTACGAGTTGGCCAGAGGTTAAAGAGTGGTTTAATGACAAAAGACAAAATCCACTTTGCAGAAGGTGTTTGAAAATTGATCGGTATAGATCATCAGATGTATTAGATCACATTAAGCCTTTTCGACCAGACACAGGAATGAATGGCTTTGACAGCACAAACATACAATGGTTATGTCACCCATGTCACAACCGTAAATCGGGTAGTGAGAATAGGCTAAGGTGAAAGCTAAAGTAGCTTACATAGCGCACCCGATCGCGGGTGATATTCGTGCTAATGTAGCTAAGATTGAAAGGTTGGTAAGGCTCATTTTATTTGTGCAACCAGATGTTATTCCCTTTGTGCCTTACATGGTGTATTTGGGCGCTCTTGACGATAGAAAGCCCGAAGAAAGAGCTATGGGAATGCGCTGCAATGCGCATTTCATAAGCCCAAAGTTTATAGATGAGCTTTGGGTGATGGGCTACTCAGAAGGCGTTTATAAAGAAATAGCGTTAGCAGAAAAACAACACATTAAAATAGTCTACTGGGTAGACCAGATTGACTACGAAACCTTTAAAACAAAGGAACGCACTAATGAATAAATACAGATTTAGTAAAACATCTCAAGATCGCTTGAATACTTGTGAATCAGAATTGATACATCTATTGAGTCTGTCATTACAATATTCCCCTGTTGACTTTGGTATAGCCTGTGGCCATAGATCAACAGAAGAGCAGCAAGCTCTGTACGCTAGAGGCCGAACAGAACCAAGATCAATAGTAACCAACATAGATGGTATATCTAAACTTTCTAAGCATAACCATAAACCATCAAAAGCAGTGGACATCTACGCATGGGTCAATGGTAAAGTAAGCTGGGATAAAGAACATCTATGCCTGATTGCTGGCGTTATATACGCAACAGCTCAAGCCATTGGAGTTAAGATTCGTTGGGGTGGCAACTGGGATGGTGATGGAGAGATTATCTCTGATCAAATCCTTATTGATCTACCTCATTATGAGCTATATTAATCTAGAAAAATTCTAGCCCCCCACCCCTAAAAATATGAAAGCCATACACTTATCAATGACAAGCATAGTGTCAAAAAAAATATGTCATAAGTCATGAACCTAAAAGCACTCTGATATGGCTAGAACAGGTCGACCTCGCAAACCCAAAGCACAGAAGCAGTTGGAAGGAACGTACCGCAAGGATAGAGACTCAGGAAAGGAACCGCAAAAATTAGAGATCGAAGTTCTTAAAAGTCCGACTTGGTTAAACGCAACCGGCTCAAAGGCTTTCATGCAAATGGCAGAAATGCTACAAGAGCAACAAACGCTTTCTAAGACTGATCTACAATCACTTGCGGTAATGTCTGATATTTACTCAGATGTTGTAAGCTTGACCAGGCAAGTAAAAAAGGAAGGCCGAGTTTATGAGTCTATTACAGATACTGGTATGATTAAGCGTCCTAACCCAAAGTTCCAAATGCTTTCTAAAGTAAGAGATCAATGGAAAAGTTACGGCTCAGAGTTTGGTATGTCGCCAGCTTCAAGAGCTAAGATATTGTCGAGTGTTGAAAATGAAGATGATGACCCACTAAAAAAACTTATGGAGATGTAGTATAGTTGAATTGGGAATCTCTCATTGATTCTTATGTAGCATCTGTAGCCACTGGTGAACGTGTAACTAATCTCTTTGAGAAGTTAGCAGTAGACCGCTATATAGACGATTTAAGAAATGGTAAAAAGCGTGGCTTAAAATTTGACAAGTCAAAAGCGTTCAAGTTTTTAAAATTCTCCCAAATTTGTAAGCACGTAGAAGGTCACTTAGCAGGCTTACCTATTCAGCTTGAAGATTGGCAGGCATTTATAGTTTGGAATTTGTTTGGATGGTACAAAGAGATAGAAATATTTGGGCATAAACAATGGGTACGCAGATTTCAAGAGGCGTATGTAGATGTGGCTCGTAAAAATGGAAAGACTACCTTTGCTGCCATTATAATTCTATTTGCAGCATTAGTAGATGGCGAAGTGGGCGCTCAATGCTACACTGCTGGCACAAAAATGGAACAGGCTAAAATCTGCTATGAAGCCTCTGTTGACATGGCCAAAGGGGAAAAGCATTTATTAAAGCATTTCAAGCCCAGAACCAACGCTCTGTTGGTCCCAACAACACGTTCATTTGTTAAGCCACTTCCAGCAGATTCTAAGAAATTGGATGGACTGAATATTCACGCAGCCATCTGTGATGAATATCATGCCCACCTAACCGCGGGGCTTTGGTCCGTTATTCGTACAGGCATGGGTGCCAGGCGTAACCCTTTCCTATTTACTATTACTACTGCAGGCTTTAATAAACAAGGTCCTTGCTATCAGTATCGAGATGTTTGTATGGAAATTCTCAAAGGTATAAAAAACGATGATTCAATCTTTGCCATCATCTTTACCCTGGATAAAGATGATGATTGGTCTGATCCAAAAGTATGGGCAAAAAGCAATCCAAATTTAGAAGTGTCCGTAAGTTTAGACAGTTTGCGAATTGGCCACCAAAAAGCCAAAAATGACAAGACGTATGAAGTAGAGTTCAAGACTAAAAACCTGAACATTTGGGTAGATGCAGCTGAGGTTTGGATTCCTGATGAAATTTGGATGCAGGGGGAAGCACCGCCACCTATTGAAACCCAAAAAGGGGAATGCTTTGCAGGGCTTGATTTAGCAGCTTCCCAAGATTTTAACGCCCTGGTATTAATTTTCCCACATGAACGTGGTGATCTTATTCATTATGATGTGTACCCATACTTCTGGATTCCAGAAGCAAAGCTTGATGACCGCAAAGAGAATATACATTACAGAGGTTGGGAAGAAGCCAACTACTTATCTGTTACGGACGGTAATTTAGTAGACGATAACACCATCAAAGCGCAAGTAGCCAAGATTGTAGAGCCATTCAATTTAAAATGGTTAGCATTTGATAGATTTAAAGCAACCCATGGTGTAGTTCAGTACTTAATGAGCTTAGACCTTCCACTCATGGAATTTGGTCAAGGCTTTATTTCAATGGACCAACCAGTCCAGGAAATAAACAAACTTTCCTATCAAAACAGATTACACCATGGTGGAAATCCTATACTCAGATGGATGGCAGGGAATGTAGTTATAAAAATTAATGAGACTGGCGCCATGAAGATGGACAAATCAAAGAGTAAAGATAAGATTGACGGAATGGTAGCTTTAGCAATGGCTATTGGTGTGGCCACTATGCCAAGTGAGGAAGATCAAGAAAGCATTTACGCAAAATTAGCCAGGGAACAACTAGCACAGGAACGCTCTTAATATGCAACAATCATTCGATTATAAACCAGATGTGTTCACATTACAGCCCTACCCCAAAGAAATAACCGATTTACTTACACTAGAAGGCTTTTCTTGCAAATTCTACGAGCTTACACAGTTGCATAGTACTTATGAAGAAGCCTATGAGCAATGTGAGTCCCTGCACTTGAAGTATTTTCGCCACCGTAAGTACAGTTGTTATAACTCTTTCCGTAACAGAATGAGAGAAAATAGACGTTAAAAACCACACGTTCCGTGCATTGAATGGGGTGACATATATTGTCATCTTTAGGCTATGAGTTTTATAGACGACATAGCTAACACATTAGGGTTCTACAGAATGGACGACCCTAAGTCCGTTGAGATATTCGGACTAGGGGCTAATGGCATTGTAAGTAAAGCAACAGAGCGTAATATGACGCAAATATCTGCTGTTTATAGGGCTATCGGTTTAATCGCTAATACTATAGGCTATTTAAATATTCATGTATTACAAGATAATGGCACTGATGGCAAGCAGCGTTTGTATGACCATCCGAACCATAAGCTGTTAAATAGAAATCCAAATGGCATAATGAGGGCACTAAAATGGAAACAAACCATGCAACAGCTTGTGCTACGTTGGGGGAACGCCTATTCAGAAATTAAAAGATACCAAACTGGTAATCAATTAATGATTATTCATCCTTCATTGGTTACTCCACAGATTTATGAGTTCCCTGGTGGTGGTTATGACCTAAGGTATTTAGTCAGTGGCCGTCAGGAACCTATTGCATCAAGTGACATGATTCACTTTACAGGTTTAACCCTAGATGGCGTTAAAGGTCAATCCCCTATTTCAGATATGAGGCTTGCCTTAGATGGGGAGCTTACAAGAATGAGTTTCAATAAGCAGTTCTATGAAAATGGAGCCAATATAAGCTCAGTTCTTAAAGTGAAAAAATCTTTAGGTAACACCATGGAGCAAAAGAGAGCAGCTAAAGAATTGATGCTTGATGATTTTAAACGCAGAAATGTTGGTTTAGACAAGGCTCATTCTATAGCCGTTATTGATGAAGATGCAGAGCTAATCAAACTTGGGGTATCTCCAAAAGAAGCGCAATTTATTGAAAATGGCCAGTATTCTTTAGCTGACGTTGGGCGCTTTTTCCATGTAAACCTTGCTTATTTATACGCATCAGAGGGCAAATATAATAACTATGAGCACATGAACACAGAGTTCTATGCACATACAATGCTACCATGGTTTAAGCAGTGGGAAGAGGAGCTAGACGCGAAGCTACTCACAGATCAAGAGCTAGACGCTGGCATCAAGCATAAATTTAGCGTTAAAGGCTTATTGCGTGCAGATGTTAAAACTAGAGCAGAATTTTATCAAACAATGACCAATGTAAAAGCTATTACACCCAACCAAATTCGTGATCTGGAAGATATGAACCCAGAAGAATGGGGAAATGAACCACTTCACTCTAAAAACTTTTTTCACCCAGACGAGGCAATCCAATGAAAGGACTAAATATTATAAAGAATGAAGCTAAACGCAGCGCTGTCATTGAAATAGATGATATTATTGGCGGTGGTTGGTTTGATGATAAAAACACTCGTGTTTGGCTACGCAATGCACTTAATGAAATTACTGAGCTAAAGGGCAAGGTTGATGAAATTCGCGTCAACATAAATTCCCCAGGTGGTGATGTGGATAGTGCCCTTGCTATGCACGACCTGTTAAAAGAGTTCGATGCTGAAGTTGAGACTCGTATTTATGGACTTAGTGCATCTGCCGCCACAATTATTGCACAATCTGCAAGCCCAGGCAAAAGAATGCAGTCTGAAAATGCGCTACAAATGATTCACGCTGCTTCAAGTGGAATGTGGGGAAAGGCAGAAGACCTCAGAAAACATGCGGACACTTTAGACAGAGTTACGGACAGAATTAAAAGCATCTACGGCAAGAACTCTGGTGGTAATGAAGAGCTAATAGATCAGCACATGAAAGCTGAAACTTGGTTAAGTGCAACTGAAGCCAAAGAAATCGGCTTAATAGATGATGCTTTTGAGCCAGAGGCAACTAAAGATCTGCCTATGGCTGCTTTAGCATTTGATGTGGCTATTGCTGAGAAAATGAATATGAAAATGCCTTCAAACCTAATCCCGGTATTAGATGAGCAGGGCCAAAAGCTGTATTTCCAGTCAGCGGTAAAAATTGGTGCTTTTCAGGCTATTAAACAGCCTAAAGCTATTGAAAAAGCCCAAGAAGGACCGCTCGCAGATAGTGAAAAAGAACGTTTGCTTTGCCTTGAGCAAGCACGAAAAATCAACAACAAATAAATAGAGGTGATCTAATGTCTACTCCTATGAAAAGACTAATCGAAAATCGTGCAGCTAAGGCAAAAGACCTGCAGTTGTACGCAGAAAATCCAGATGGATTTAATGCAGAAACCTTTGCAGAGAAGGAAAAAGAAGTGTTAAATCTGGATTCACAGATTGATGCTGCTAAAAAAGCTATGCAGTTTAATGCCAACAAAATGCCAGATGAGCAAGAACAAAAAGAGTTACGCAAGTTCTCTATCGTTGACGCTATTTCTGACCTTCAAAAAGGTAGGGTATCTGGTCATGCGGCTGAACTTACCCAAGAGGGTGCAAATGAGCTTAAAAGCTTAGGCATTGCAGATTCTTCTTCAATCATACTTCCAACTAGCTACTTAAAAACAAAATTCAGAAATGAATTGAGTAAAGGTGGTGATCCAAGTTCGGCAGAGTTAATTCAAAAGACAGTTTCAGCATCATTGATTGATGTGTTGTACTCAAATCTAGTATTTGCAGATGTAGCTACATTCTTTGCTGGCTTAAACGGAAAGCTTTCCTTCCCAAGATTTACCAGAAGTTCAACTGCCGTTGCTGTAAAAGCAGAGGGCGCAAATGCTGGTGATGTTTCACCTACTGTGGATGAGATTACTCTTGATGCGCAACGCATTCCGGTTGAAGTCCCTATTACAGATACTTTGCTAGTTCAAAGCTCTGTAGATGTAGAAATGTGGGTCAGAAATCACTTAGCAGCATTACTTGCTGAGCATATCGAGAAAATGGCTATTGCTGACGTACTTGGTACATCTGGCATTGGCGCTGTTGCAATGGGTGGAAATGGTGGTCCGTTAACCTGGGCTAAAGTGGTAGAGCTAGAAACTAAGGTAAAAAACAAGAGAGCTGGCCGTGGGGCTTTAGCATACTTGACAAATGCCAACGTAGTGGGATCAGCCAAAACCACACCAAAAGTATCAGGTCAGCCTATCTACTTGATGCGTGACGACTCTGCTATCATGAATGGCCGTGGCGTTCGTGAGACAGAAGAAGTTCCTTCAAACCTTACAAAAGGTACTGCCACGGGTGTTTGCTCTGCAATGATCTTTGGTAACTGGAATGACCTTTACATTGGCCAGTGGGGTGGTGTAGGCTTGCAGCTTAACCCATACCGTGAGAGCAAAGCAGGTAAAATTATTGTAGAGGCTAAAATCTTTGCCGATACAGCGGTTGCTCGTCCTGATAGCTTCGCAGCTATCCAAGACATCACAACTACCTGATTGTATTAACTGAAAAAACGCTTTACCCACCAGTTTGAAATCTGGTGGGTAAATTTTTCTAAATCAAAGAAGTTATGAGCAACCAAATGAAAACTATAAAGGTACGATTTACAGCAAGACCTAAAGATAGCAGCTACTTTGCTGATACTATCGAGCAAGTACCAGAGCATTTAGCAGAAAAGTACATCTCAGAAGGTTTTGCTATTCCGCTCACCCCTTCCCTTCCCAACGACTTTCCAAGCAGAGACAAGTTGATAAAAGCGGGTTTGTTAACCCTTGCTGAAATACGATCAACAGACCTCTCAAGCATTGAAGGCTTGAATAAGGCACTGATCACTAAAATTGAAAAAGCATTAGCAGACGCTGAATGATAAAGCTAGTAACTCCACCAAGCGCTAAACCTTTAAGCAATGCCCAAATAAAAGCATGGCTAAGGCTAAGTGATGATGAAATGACCGATCAAGCAGAGACTATATCTGTTATTCTTGACACGGTTGTTAAATCATGTGTGGAAGGTACCGGCATGCAGTTAATGCAAGCTACTTATGATTTATTTATTCCTGTAGTTACAGAAAAGCGATCTTTACCCTATCCACCACTTATTTCTATTGATAGTGTGAGCTATATAGACAGTGAAGGCACTACTGTAAATGTTAGCTATACCACAGATTTAAATAGTCACTATGGCTTTGGAATGCTAAGAGTTCAAACAGCTGATTTACCAGTTGTTACTGACTATAGCAAGACCGTTGAAAACCCTGTTAAAATCAGGTTTACCGCTGGCCATGCAAGTGCATCTGAGATTAACCCAGAGCTAATAAGCGCTATGCTTAAACATTTTGCAACGCTATTTGAAATGCGTGAGAATGTGATAATTGGTACTATTAAAGCAGAACTACCAGAAAGTAGTAGGCAGACTTATGAAAATAATAGTTTACACGCCATCTACGGCAGGTTACACGAATAAAATGGAACTACTTATGTCTACCACTTTTGTGGAATTATTTCCATACCTCGCCTCTATTACAGGTGGCTTATTAACACTATTTGTTGGGCTATTGCTTAAAAACCAATCTAAGACCCAAGAATATCAGAGTGAAGTGCAAAAAACACTCACTTATCAGAGCTCTCAACTTACTAAAGTAACCATTCTTTTACAGGCTGTTTTAACAGACAAATTACCAGCAATTCAACGTCGTTTAGAGAAGTTAGAGGATAAAAGCCATGGGTAGTAAACTAGGCAAATTAACCAGGTTAAAAGTAAACGCTGTCGATTTTGGTAGCAAATCTATAAGTGCTGATAAAAGCAACATTAAACCAGTTCACAACCCAAATTTTAAGCAACCAAAGCATAAGGTAAATATAATGTTCGCAATTAAATCTACTGTATTAAAATGGGCACTTAGCGCTTTAGCTACTATTCCAGAAGAACAGATTTGGAATGTTATAGAGAAAGTTCTTTCTGCAATTGAACAAAGAATTAAAAATCGTTATGCAGATTCAAAGATCCCCAATTTTGTGAATGTAATTGTGCTATTAATTCGCGAACTGCTAAAAGCTATTCATCCGGATAGCCAAGGCGGTAAGCGTATTACCAAAGAAGAATTTAAAAGCTTAGTTAGCTTTTTAATAGAAAAGAACTGGCAAAAAGAAATCTAGAGAAATGAGAGCTGGCGAACTAAATAGGTTAATAGATTTACTGCGCTATACGGTGACTAAAGACTCAAATACTTTTGAAGATATTGAGACTGAAACCACCTTAGCGACTAAAGTTCCTGCAAAAGTAACTTTTAGAAGTGGTAATGAAGCTTATTTACGTGGCGTAAACATTCAGTCTCAGGTTTTACTTATACAGACCAGGTACCGAACAGATGTTAAAGTTACGGACTTGGTAAAATATGATGGCGAACGCTTTCAAATTGATTTTATAAAACCACTTGGCAATAGAAAGGGCTTAGAATTTACGTGCACGGTGGCGCCATGAGAAGTAATGGAATTAGCATAAGCATTAGTGACGCTGACTTAAAAAAAGCCACTAGAAACCTTAGTGCCTTAAAAGGTTTTTCGGGTCAAAAACGATCTATTCGTGATGCTGCTTATAAAGCTTTAACACCTGTTGTTAAAGCTGCTAGGCAAAACGCTCCTGTTCGCCAAGATCCATACACAGGTAAAGAGGCAAATAGCAAAAGAAGAGGAACTCTTAAGCGCTCTATTGGAAAGAAAAAAGCAAGAAATGCACCGGTTGCGATTGCTGGACCAAGAAGTGGTAAAAACCAAAGATTTGACGGCTTTTACGGACAACACCAAGAGAAAGGAACTAAACGTGGCATTGCGCCCAATCCATTTATGGAAAGAGCTTTAAACAGCTCAAAAGCTGAGGTGTCTGCTATATTTAGTAGAGAATTAGATGTGGCTTTTGACAAATACTCAGCTAAAGCATTAAAAAAATGATTTTTCCTGAACCCATATTAACCTCGCATCTAGCAACAGCTTTTCCAACACTAAAGCTAAAGCCTGTTTTTAATGAAAAAGAAGAACTTCCCATTGTAGTTTACGACATCACAGAAGATGATTCACTGTACACCAACACCTCAGCAGATCTATTCTTTTTTAGCGTTCAGCTTGCTGTTTATGATGATTCATACACCGCAACAAAAGCATTAGCCCGATTGATTACAGCCTCTTGCAAACAGTTAGAAATGACTGCTGGAACAGGCTATAAAGTGCTATTTGCTAGAGATTTTAACGGCTCAACCGAAAATGATAAAGACGTAATTGGCTTTTCTACTACTATAAATTTTACACTAACAATTCAAGAGGTATAAAAAATGAATAAATATGTAAGAGGTGATGATCTACTGATGTACATCCATGATGGGGAATCCCCAGGGGCTTTTGTAGTAGTAGGTCGTGCAACTCAAAACCAAATCCAAGACACATTAGAGCTTATTGCTACTAATGATAAAAGCTCTGGTAATACGCAGTCTTATTTGGCTGGTAAAATGGGGCTTACAATGAGCTTAACGGTAAATATGTTTGATGGTGACACTGGTCAGGCTTTGCTTAATACCGCCTCAAAAATCGCTAATAGACGCAATGCGGTAAAAATGAAATTTACTGATGGTATCAATGATATTGAAGGTGACTTTTTTATAAATGATACCGACAAAGGCGGTTCAACTGGTGAAATTGCAACCAAAAGTTACAACCTTACTTGCAATGGCGACTGGACTGACACGGCTGTAGCATAGTATGAAGCATCTAACTATCAACGGCAATAAATTACCCTATGTGTTAGGCATGGAAGTTATTGAGGATTATTTACTTGATAACGATATGCCTGTTACAGATTTGGGCGCCTTCTTTAAAAGCATGAGCACTAAGACGCTTTCAGAATTAGTTTTACGATCTATTGAAATTGGTTGTGAACTTGAAGGGGTAGGCTTTGTTCTGACGCAAGATGATATACGCAAATCCATTCGTAAGAAAGAGATTAGCTTATTCAAATTTATGTCAGAACTTGGTACTGCGGCTGAAAAAGAGCTGCCAGAGGGAAAGTAGACGCGGTAGTAAAACCGCTAAGCATTGACGACCTGCAAAAGCTTGCTCTGGGTGAATGCGGTATATCATATCAAGATTATCGCAGAATGAACATAAGAACCCTGCTAAACACCATGATTGGTAGGGTTAAAGCCAAAGAACAGCAAATTCATTTTGGTTACGATCAATCTAGATTTATTGCTGCTTTTTGGTCAAAAGATGCTGCAAAAGTCAAATTCCCTTGGGAAAATGAGAAGTTAGAAATAACTGAGACTAGGGAAAGTTTAGAAGCCTTTATAAAAACTGTAGAACAGAGACGATTACATGGCAAAAGCATCAATACTAGGTAATGTAGCGGTAAAACTAGGCCTCATTTCTGAGGACTTTAACCGCAATATGAGCGCTGCTGAACTAAAGTTTAAGCGCTTTGGTAAAAGCATGACCGGCATTGGCCAGAAACTTAGTTTAATTTCTATTCCGTTATTTGCAGCTGGTGGTGCTTCACTTAAATTAGCTTCTGATGCAGAAGAGACCTCAAACAGATTTAACGCCGTTTTTGGCTCAATGGCCGATTCTACACGCACCTTTGCTAGAGAATTAGCCAATGCAACAGGTAGAAATTTTTATGAATTGCAAGATGGCTTAGCTTCATTTCAAGGCTTTGGCCAAGGTATGGGATTAGCTGCAAATGAAGCTGCAGGCTTTTCAAAAGAGCTTCAAACACTGGCTATTGACTTTGCTTCATTTAACAACTTATCTGACGCAGAAGCTACTGAGCGCTTTATCTCTGCAATGAGTGGTAGCTCTGAGGTGCTTGATAAGTTTGGTGTGAATCTAAGGGCTTCAAACCTTGATCTTAAACTGCAGGAATTAGGCTTAGCCAAATCTACGCAAGCAGCCACAGAAGCCCAAAAAGCCATTGCGAGACTTGAGATTATCAAAGAAGTAATGGGCAAGCAAGGTGCATTAGGTGACGCTATTACTACCTCTGAGAGTTTTGTGAATCAAATGAGATCGCTTACTTCTGGAATAACCGAGGTTGGTGTAAAAATTGGTAATATTCTTATTCCCATAGCTCAACAGTTTTTAGGCTTTGTTCGCAGATTAGTAGACTTTGCAAAAAAGTTGGATACAGAGATACTTACCAGATTTGTCAAAATAGCTGGTTTAGTGGCTATTGGTGGCCCGTTATTAATCGGATTAGGATCTCTTGCTGCTGCTATTGCAGCCATTGGTTTGCCGGCTATTGCTATAGGCGCTGCATTGGCCGCTATAGTAGCTGCTATAGTTTATCTGCTTGATAATCTTCCAGCATTTGAAGCAATGATGGTTAACACCTTTAGAAGTGTAGCAGATAGTGTTTTAACATCTATACAACAAATGCTCACGGGACTATTAGCGCTATCTGCTATTCCTGGTGTAAGTGCAGCCGCTTTTGGCGGAATTGGTCTTGTAGAAGGATTAAAAAGCAACCTTCCAGACGCTCAGGATGCTGTAGAATTTGGTTCATTTGGTAGAGCAATAGAGAGTGTAATATCTTCAATGCTTGAAAAAATGGGGCTTTTTAAGACAGAAATGAGAAGTTTGCCCACTGCCACTCCACAAGGCACGGCTAACACACCTAGCTTCCAGCAACTGCCCTCTTTTGCAACAGAAAAAGAATTGCAGTTTATAACACTTTATAAAGAGCGCTTTGCTGAATTAAGCAATTTTCAAATTGCCCAGGCGCAAGCCATTGGCCAAGCCTTTGACGCTGTTGCCGAATCTTTTGCCAGGGCTTTTGTTGACGGCTTTTCTGATTTAGAAAATTTTGGTGATGCATTTAAGTCCATGGCTCAATCGATTGTTAGTGCACTAAAAGAAATTGCTGTGCAGCTTCTGAAAATGGCGGCATTACAAGGTTTAGCTTCACTTTTTGGTCTTGGAAAAGTAACAACCGCTGTTGATGTGGGCGCTGGTTTATTTAATAAGCTATTTGGCACAAAAGTAGTGGAAAGCTTTACACCAGGCATTTCACAAAACATGAATGCTAATCTGTTTATAAATGGCAGAAAATTAGCCACTGAAAACAACTTCACTAATTTTAGAGGTAGCCAACTAGGCTTCTAATGAGCTATAAAGAACGTGCTTATTTCATCCATAATACCATCGGCTACACTGATAGTATCAGAATCTCACTACTACAAAAGCAGTACAACGGATCAACTGTAGAATTACGAACTGGTGCAAATCCGTTTAGTTTTGAATATGATGAACAGCCTTCATTGAACAGCAATTTTATGCCATCTGCTTTAAACGCTTATTTTAGAATTGAAACTCAAGACTTATTTAATGACTTAGTGAATGCCGATGAAGAAGAGTTTATTCTTGAATATAAAATTGGTCTTACAACATATTGGCGCGGCTTTGTTCGCACCGGACTTATTCAAGCACAAGAAAGGACCTTCCCTGTCACCGTATCTGTATCTGCTGTTGATGGATTAAGCTTGCTTCAAAATCGGTTCTTTTCTACAAAAGTACCAGCATCTAGCACAATAGAATCAATTCTTGACAATATTTTAACCAGCTTTGATTTAGCTGCTGGCGCATGGGATTCATTAGAGCTACGACAAATTTCAACTGATCAAAGCAAAAGTATTTTTGAACTAGCTAATATTGACAAATCTATATTTTTCAACGGTGATGACCAGGACAAACAGCCAGTAAGCCAATACTACTTTTTAGAGCAAATTTTAAAGCGATTCAACGCGCGGTTATTTTACTATAATGGCTGGAAAATTGAAACTATTGATTCAGAAAAGAGCTGGATTACAGCCAAAACCGTTACTGCTAACAGTTTTCTTACAGATTTAAATAGTACTTATCTACCTGCTCAAAAAACACTGCAATTAGCATACAAGCATAGCGCTGGTAATAAGCTGTTTAGCGTAGATGCTGGCGCTGTCTATAATTCCAATGGCTACTCACAGACAATTAGCTATAGCCCAACTGGTTCAGATAAAATTACTATTAATGGCTTTGTATCATCACAGCAAGATCAGTACACAGCCTACAGTAATGAAAATCAACTTTATTTTGAAATTAGTCTAACAACCGGAACGCATTATTGGGATAACTCAACCAGACGATGGAGAGTAGGCACTAGAACTAATAGAATTAATATTTTTGATCTACCAAGCGTTGGTCCTAGTCCTATAGTTGGGCGCTATCGCTTAGAAGTTGATTCACCCCCAGCTGCAACTACTCAATTAATACTAAAGATTAGTTCTATTATTAGAACAAACCCTTTTAAGATTTCAACAGCGGTAAACTACAATTTTACTACAGCATATAATTCAGCAAGTGAAATACAAGGCGATACACAAATTTTGTATGCACAAAGCACAGCTCAAGCCGTTGAAAGCTTTGATATTGGCGAATTAATAATTGGGGATGGTGTTGGCATTCAAAACTCAGGCGCCATAAGATACAGATCAGGAGAGCCTACAAAGAACTGGCGTAATGCCAGCTCAGACGACTCACCATCTTTTTACGAGCCACTTAATAAGCTAAGCCTTAGAACGCTACTGGGCTACCAAAAAAGCCCTAGAAAAATGCTACGTGGCACACTAACCGCCAGCGATTACCACCCTTACCAGTTACTAAACTACGAGAATAAGAAGTACCGCTTTTGTGGTGGGAATTTGGACGGTCAGGGCTTTTGGCAAGGCACATGGATAGAGCTCAGATATGAAGAGCCTACTTTAACTTTCACAGAATACGCTGAAAACATTGCCGATTTTAGCAGTTTAGATTTTGCTATTCGCAGCCAAACGCTTTTAGAAGTAAAAGAAGTGGTGGGCGCAATTGAGGTTACAAACATACAGACGGATGTTCTTGTTGAGTGGTCTGACATTCAAGTCATTCTAAAAGATGGCACACGTTTTACGGTTGCTGACGGCCAATATGATTATGAAATTGATTACACAGAGCAAGACCCTGAACCCCGTATTTTTTACTATGATAAAGCCCGCAATACGATTTTAAATAAAAATGCTGAAGCATGGCTTGATTCAGATGAGGCTTACGACATCGTAAATTATACCGAGCT